TCATGCCGCCACCATCCGGCCCGAGGCGCCGAGCAGGTCGCGCAACGCCGCGATCCGGCGTTCATAGCCGCGGGCCATGCCGCCATGGGCATGCGCCGCCTCAACCGAATGGGCATGGGCGGCACGCATCAGGGACACCTGATGACGGTGGAGAAGATCGTTGAGGTCCATATTCGACGCTCCCGACGGCGTAAGCGGAAGCGCGTGCGTCTCCCGGTCGCTGGCGCCTACGGACCATCTGCCAACGATATGTCTTATGTGGGGGTGCGGACGACGATCCGCCATGCCCCGGCGAAAACGAACCAAATGGGAACATTCCTGTTGACATCGTCACGCTGATATGGCACAAAACAGGAACATCGGGAATTGTAGGGATCGGGGCCGGGCGGAAACGTCGTCGGCCCCGAACCGCGTCTGGGGGGTGGGGACATGGCGAGGGAACAGGTTCTGACGACGGGGACCAATCGTCCGGTACAACAGCAGCGCACGGACAAGGGATGGACGCCGAGCCGGCGGGAGCGGTTCCTCGATCATGTCGCGGCGACCTGCAATGTGCGCGCCGCGACGGAGGCCGTCGGCCTGTCTCAATCGAGCGTCTATGCGTTGCGGCGGCGCGATCCGGCATTTGCCGCGCAGTGGCGCATGGCATTGCTGGCCGGATATGACCGGCTGGAAGAGATGCTGGTGTCGAAAGCGATCGCCGCGCTGGAGGGGGTGGCGGTGGGCGATCCCGACACGGTGGTCTGCGGCGCGATCAGCATCGAACAGGCGATCAAGCTGCTCGACCGGCATCGTTCGATCGTGAAGGGCGGCAGCGGGCATCGCGAACAGCGTTCCCGTGCGACCCAGGCCGAGACGGACGCGATGCTGATCGCGCGGATCAAGGCGATGCGCGGCAAGCAGGAGCGCCGGGTATGAGCGGCATCGACCCGCTGGTCGCGGCCATGACCGAATTGAGCGACGCACAGCTCGAACGCTTTCTGATGAAGGTCACGCCGCATCGGCGCAGCGAACTGGCGACGCGCTTCAGGCTGTGGGCGCATGACGGACAGACGATCGCGGACAATGACTGGACGGTGTGGCTGATCCAGGCGGGGCGGGGGTTCGGCAAGACCCGCGCCGGGGCCGAATGGGTGTGCGCGCGGGCGGCGGAGCAGGGCGATTTGCGCATCGCACTGGTCGGGGCGACCCGGCGCGATGTCGAGAGCGTCATGGTGCGCGGGCCGGCGGGGGTGCTGGCGATCGGGCGGCATTACGGGTCGGTCACCTATCGTCCCTCGCGCGGCGTCGTGGAGTTCGGATCGGGGGCGGAGGCGCATGTCTTTGCCGCCGAAAGCCCCGACGGGCTGCGCGGGCCGGAGCATCATATCGCGTGGTGCGACGAGCTGGCGAAATGGCGCAACGCCGATGCGACCTGGGACAATCTGATGATGGGGATGCGGGCCGGGGAGCGGCCGCAGACGCTGGTCACGACCACGCCGCGCGTGATCCCGCTGCTCAGGCGGATACGGGGGATGCCGGGGGTGCGGATCACCGGCGGGCGGTCGCGCGACAACCGGCATCTGGCGGAGAGTTACTTCGCGCAGATCGAGGGGGCCTATGCCGGCACGCGGCTGGGGCGGCAGGAGCTGGAGGGCGAGCTGATCGAGGATGTCGCGGACGCGCTGTGGTCGCGCGCGATGATCGAGGAGCGGCGGGTGGACGCGGTGCCGACTTTGGTGCGGGTGGTGATCGGCGTCGATCCGCCGGCCGGGATCGGCGGCGATGCGTGCGGGATCGTCGCGGTCGGCAAGGGTGCGGACGGATACGCCTATGTACTGGAGGATGCGAGCGTGTCGGGCCTGTCGCCCGAGGGCTGGGCATCGGCGGTCGCGGCGTGCGCGGCGCGGCATGGCGCAGACCGGGTGGTGGCGGAATCGAACCAGGGCGGGGCGATGGTCGCCAGCGTGCTGCGCGCGGCGGATGCCGGATTGCCGGTGCGGCTGGTCCATGCGTCGCGGGGCAAGGCCGCGCGGGCCGAGCCGGTGGTGGCGCTATATGAAGGCAGGCGGGCGTTTCATGTGGGGGCGTTTCCGGCGTTGGAGGACGAGCTGTGCGGGCTGGTGGCCGGCGGCGGGTATGAGGGGCCGGGGCGGTCGCCGGATCGGGCGGATGCGCTGGTGTGGGCGATGTTCGAGCTGATGCTGGGGGGGAAGGGGGAGGCTGTGGTTCGGGTTTTGTGAGTTTTGGGGTGGCGTTGGGGTCGTGGGGACGGGGTTCTCGACGGGCGCTTCTCGACAGGCTCGAAGCTGCTCGAACTGAACGGGGTGGGTGGGGGAGGGTGGGTACTTGCACTTTGGCGTTCCCGTCTGCCCCCTTTCCTTCTGAATTCTTCCCCCGTTTGCTTCGAGCGCAGGTTCGAGCCTGTCGAGAACCGTAGTCGAGAAGGGGGCGCCGCAAGCGCGCCGGCTCGACCGAAGGAGAAGAAGCGGGACCCCGGATCAAGTCCGGGGTGACGGGTGGGCGTGGTTCGCTTCGTTTCTCGCCGTATCCCCGCGAAGGCGGGGATCCAGGGTTATGGGCGGTGGCGTTTGCGGCTCTGGACCCCCGCCTTCGCGGGGGTACGGCCATCGACTCGCGGTTTGTGGCGAGCCCTGCGTCGGGGCCCCCGCCTTCGCGGGGGTACGTCCATTGCTCGCGGCAACGTCGCCGCGTCATCGAAACCGACCGGGCGCGGCCCGGCAACAGGAGAACGAACATGAAATGGTTCGGACGCAGGTCCGGGCGCGATGGCGTGCGTCCGGTGTTGGCGCGCGGTGGCGCGACCTTGTGGCGCGACGGCAGCGGGCCGGCGGCGGGGGATTGGGCGCAGGGCTATGAGGCGCAGCTGCGCGAGGCGTATCTGGGCAATCCGATCGCACAGCGCGCGGTGCGGATCGTCGCCGAAGGGCTGGCGTCGCTGCCGGTGAAGGGCGACGCGCGGGCCGTGGCTTTGGTCGCGGCGCGGTCGGCGGGGCAGGATTTGCTGGAGAGCGTGGCGGCGCAGCTGCTGCTGCATGGCAATGCCTATGTCCAGATCATCGACGATGGCGCGGGCGGGATCGGCGAGCTCTATGCGCTGCGCCCCGAGCGGGTGACGGTCGAGGCGGATGCGACCGGGTGGCCGGTCGCCTATCGCTACCGGGTGGGCGAGCGGGTGCTGCGGATCTTGGGCGAGGGTGAGGGCGGTCGGCCGGGGCTGGTCCATCTGCGCGGCTTTCATCCGCTGGACGATCATTATGGGCTTGGGTGCCTGGGCGTGGCGGCGGGGGCGGTGGCGATCCACAACCAGGCGGCGCGGTGGAACAAGGCGCTGCTCGACAATGCCGCGCGGCCTTCGGGCGCGTTGGTCCATGATCCGGGCGATGGCGGGGTGCTGTCGGGCGAGCAGTTCGAACGGCTGCGCGCGCAGATGGACAATGCCTTTGCCGGCGCGGCCAATGCCGGGCGGCCGATGCTGCTCGACGGCGGCCTCAAATGGCAGGCGATGAGCCTGACCCCGGCGGACATGGATTTCGTAGGGTTGAAGGCGCAGGCGGCGCGCGAGATCGCGCTGGCGTTCGGGGTGCCGCCGATGCTGCTGGGGCTGCCGGGGGACAATACCTTTGCGAACTATCGCGAGGCGAACCGGGCGCTGTGGCGGCAGACGATCGTGCCGCTGGGCAACCGGGTGCTGGGCGCGATCGGGCAGGGGATCGATGGCTGGCTGGGGACGGGGGCGCTGGAAATCGAGGTCGAGGCGATTCCGGCGCTCTCCGACGAGCGCGACCAGTTGTGGACGCGGGTCGCGGGGGCGGATTTCCTCAGCGATGACGAGAAGCGGGCGTTGGTGGGGATGTGATTCTCGCCACCGGCGTCATCCCGGCGAAGGCTGGGATCTCCTGGTGGGGTTCGGTCTGCTTGCCGCGAGAGACCCCAGCCTGCGCTGGGGTGACGTGCGCGGCGAGGGGGATCAGCGCGGCGGCTCGGGCAGCGTGCAAACCAACGTCGTGCGGTCGAACCGGCCGCCGGCGTCGAGGCAGCGTTTCCCTTTGAGGAACGGCAGCGCGAACAGGAAGGCGAGGAGCGCCGCGGCGAAGGCGGCGGCGATGATGCGGAGGCGCGGTCTCACGGGCGTGGGCTAGCGCGGGCATGAGCGGGAGACAAGACATGGGCGATACGGGGCTGCTGGCGCAGTTGATGGGGCAGGCGGCGGACGATGGCGCCGACCTGCAGACGCTGCGCGCGATTGCGGAGGAGGCGGGCGAGCTGGGCGCGACGCGGGCGATGGCCAGGATCGGGCTGTCGGATGCGGCGGCGGCGGGCGACGTGCAGGAGCTGCGCGAGCTGTTGAAGGCGTGGCGCGATGCCAAGCGCTCGGCGCTGCGGGCGGCGGTGGCGTGGGTGATGCGGATGGCGTTCGCGCTGCTGCTGGTCGGGATCGCGGTCAAGACCGGGTGGCCTGAGTGGGCGCGGTGAGGTTCGCCGGGTACGCCGCGATCTTCGGGCGGGCGGATCGGGGCGGGGATGTGGTGTTGCCGGGGGCGCTGGTGGCGGCGGGGGCGGTGCCTTTGCTGTGGCAGCACCGGGGCGATCCGATCGGGACCGTCGAGTGGCTGGGCGAGGATGCGCGCGGGCTGCGGGTGATCGCTCGTATCGATGGCGGAGAGGCGGCGCGGCTGGTGCGGGCCGGGGCGGTCGACGGGCTGTCGTTCGGCTATCGGGCACGGTCGGTGCGGCAGGGGGCGTGGCGGACGATCGCCGCCGCCGAGCTGATCGAGGTGAGCGTGGTCGCGCAGCCGATGCAGGTGCTGGCGCGCATCCATGCGGTCGAGGACGGGTGACGGGTCGCGCGCTTCACAAACTTTTCCACAACGGGGGTGTCGCGGGTCGCGGCGCCCCTTTTTTCATGGGGACGACGAGTATGACGATCGAGACGCTGGCGGGGAGCTTTTCGGGTGTGGCGGCGGGCGGCAGCCGGCCGATGCTGAGTGCCGAGGTGCAGGGCGGCGGCTTCGGCGCGTTCGTGAGGAGCGGGATGACCGTCGAGACGAAGGCGGTGGCGGGGACGTCGGATGCGGCGGGCGGCTATGCGGTGCCGCGCGAGATCGATGCGATGATCGGCGCGACACTGAAGAGCGCCAGCCCGATCCGCGCCATCGCGCAGGTGGTGACCGTCGGGTCGGCGGGGTATCGCAAGCTGGTGACGAGCGGGGCGACGCCCTCGGGCTGGGCGAGCGAGGGCGGGGCGCGGCCGGAGACGGCGACGCCGACCTTCAACGAGATCGCCCCGCCGATGGGCGAGCTGTACGCCAATCCGGCGGCGAGCCAGGCGATGCTGGACGATGCCGCGTTCGACGTCGAGGTGTGGCTGGCGGGCGAGATCGCCGGCGAGTTCGCCCGGGCCGAGGGGCAGGCGTTCGTCAACGGCAGCGGGGCCGGGCGACCGCGCGGGTTCCTGACCTATCCGACCGCCACGACCGGCGATGCGGTGCGTGCCTTCGGGACGCTGCAGCATCTGCCCAGCGGTGCCGCGGCGGATTTCGGGAGCGATCCGGAGAACCGGCTGATCGACCTGGTCCATGCCTTGCGCGGCGCGTACCGGCAGGGCGCGTGCTGGGTGATGAACGCGCAGACCGCGGCGCGCATCCGCAAGTTCAAGACGGCGGACGGCGCGCTGCTGTGGACGCCGGGTCTTGCCGAGGGGCAGGCGAACACGCTGCTGGGCTATCCGGTGGTCGAGGCGGAGGACATGCCCGACATTGCGGCGGGCAACTTGCCGATCGCGTTCGGCAATTTCAAGGCGGGCTACCTGATCGCCGAGCGGGCCGAGACGCAGATCCTGCGCGATCCCTATTCGAACAAGCCGTTCGTCCATTTCTACGCCACCAAGCGCGTCGGCGGGGCGGTGATGAATTCAGAGGCGATCAAGCTGCTGAAGATCGCGGCGTAATCTGGCGGGGCGGGGGAAACCCCGCCCGTTTTGTTGGCAATCCAGCGCAGCTGGATTGCGGCGGCACCGGCCAGTGCCGGGTGAACAATGCCCCGCATTGTTCAGATCATGCCGGGGCATGATCGACCCGACACTCCCCCACCCGGCCACCCATCAAGAATACGCTGTGGCTGGCCGGGTGGGGGAGTGGGCCGGTGCCGCATCCGCCGTGAGGCGGCAAACCCAAGGAGAAACACATGAGCGCAGCGCCCTTTCCGGCGGCGGTGGTGGCGGGGGTGCGCGTGGCGGCGCGCGACCATCTGCGGATCACCGGGACCGCGGAGGATATGGTAATCGACCGGCTGGCGGAAAGCGCGCTGGCGCTGGCCGAAGCCTATACCGGCAGCGCCATCATCGCCCGGCCGCACGAGGCGATGATGGCGGCGTCGAACGAGTGGCGACCGCTGCCGGTCGCGCCGGTGACCTCTATCACTGCCGCCATGCCGGTGACGGCGATCGATATCGATGCGGCGGGCATCGGATGGGTGCGGATGGCGGCGGCGGGGCCGGTGCGCTTCGTCGCGGGGCTGGCGGCGGAATGGAGCGCGGTGCCGCCGCCGGTCGCGCAGGGGATCGTGCTGCTGGTCGCGCATCTGTTCGATGCGCGCACGGCGGCGGCGGCACCTCCGGCGGCGGTGGGGGCGCTGTGGCGGCCGTGGCGGCGGATGCAGCTGGCGGGAGTGCGGCGATGATCGGGGCGCTGGAGCGGGCGGAAGCGCTGGGCGAGCGGCGGGCGGTGGTGGTGCGTGAGCGGGTGGCTGCGGCGGCGGAGGAGGTGCCGGGGGTCGCGGCGGAGGTCGTCGGCGATGGCGTGGTGCTGTCGGGGCGGAGCCTTGTGCGGCGGACGGTCAGCGATCCCCGGCTGCAGGCTGTGGCGGGGTGGGGGCGATGATCGCGGGGACGTTGTTGCAGGCGATGCTGGTCGCGCGGCTGCGGGCGGTGCTGACCATGGCGAGCGTGTTCGATGCGCCGCCGGTGCGTAGCAGCCGGCCCTATGTCGTCGTCGATACGCCGGTGCTGACCGACTGGGGCACCAAGGATGCCGCCGGGCGCGAGGGGCGGGTGGTCGTGCAGCTGTTCGACGGCGGCGAGGTGCCGGTGCGGTTGCGCGACCTGGCGGCGGCGGCGGAGGTGGCGGTGTTGTCTGCACCCGCCGGGTTGGCGGGGTGGCGGGTGGTGAGCCTGTCGTTCGTGCGCAGCCGGGTGCTGCGCGAGGGCGACGGCTGGGTCGGGGCGCTGGAGTTTCGGGTGCGGATGCTGGCGGGGTGAAGGGGGGCGCCCTCACCCTTCCGCGGCTGCGCCGCTCCCTCCCTCTCCCGGTGGGAGAGGGAATGTTGGAGGGGTCAGGGGGCGGCCCAATGGTCATTCCCGCGCAGGCGGGAATCCATTGCCGCCGACGCCGAAGAAAGATGCGCAACCGCTGAGCAAATGGATTCCCGCCTTCGCGGGAATGACGAAGGGGGCGGGTGGGGCGCGCTTTGCCTGGACACGACGTACCCCGGCGTAGGCGGGGGCGAGGGTCGGCGCGACCGGCGAAGAGGAACGCCATCTCCGTACCCCCGCGCAGGCGGGGGTCCAGGGTTGCTTTGCGGGCGGTGGCGTTCGGGGCTCTGGATCCCCGCCTGCGCGGGGATACGGTCGTCATGACTAGGCCGCCGATCGCAACCGGGTCTGGGTCCCCGCCTGCGCAGGGATACGGGGTTGGTCGGGGCGCCCCGTTCCATCCCCGGACGTACCCCGGCGGAGGCCGGGGTCCAGTTTGGTGGCGATTTCGATCTTGCAGCAGCGCTTCCCGACTGAGCCCCGGCCTTCGCCGGGGTGCGGGAGGGGTGTGTGCGGTGGGCGTCATGAGATGCGGCGGGAGACCCCAGCCTTCGCTGGGGTGACGTTCGGTGCGCGGTGACGGATATTTTTCAGGAGAACATCGATGGCGGCGGAGAAGGGTAGTGCGTTCCTGTTGAAGATCGGGAACGGGGCGGTGCCGGTGGCCTATGCGACGGTCGCGGGTCTTCGGACCACGCAGCTGAGCGTCAATGGCGAGGCGGTGGCGATCACCAGCAAGGATTCGGGCGGGTGGCGCGAATTGCTGTCGGGGGCGGGGGTTCGCTCTGTCAGCGTCAGCGGTGCGGGAGTGTTCACCGGATCGGCGGCGGAGGTGCGGCTGCGCGGCAATGCGATGTCGGGCACGATCGACGACTATCGGCTGAGCTTCGAGAGCGGCGAGACGATGACCGGGCGGTTCCTGGTCACGCGGCTGGATTATGCCGGCGATTATAATGGCGAGCGCAACTACACGCTGGCGCTGGAATCCTCCGGCCCGGTGGTGTCGGCATGAGTGCGCCGGCCAATCCGGTGCGGGGTGAGGCGAGTGTCCGCGTGCATGGCGAAACGTTGGTGCTGCGACCGAGTTTCGCGGCGCTGGTCGCGGCGGAGGCGGAGGTCGGGTCGCTGTTCGCGCTGGTCGAGCGGGCGGCGGCGGGGCGGCTGACGCTGGCCGAGCTGGTCGCGCTGCTGTGGCACTGCCTGCGCGATCCGGCGCCGATGGGGCGCGAGGCGTTTGCCGAGGGGGTGACGGCGGGCGGGATGGCGGCGGCGACCCCGGCGCTGAAAATCCTGATCGCGCAGATCTTGGGCGGGCGGTGAGCTTCGCCGAGGGGGCGGGGCGGATGGCGGGGCTGGCCGGTGTGGCGTTCGGCTGGGGGCCCGACGCCTTCTGGTCCGCGACGCCCGCCGAGCTGGCGGCGCTGGTGCAGGCGGTGCAGGGCGATGCGCCCGACCCCTGCGACCGGATCACGATCGACCGATTGAAGGAGCGTTTTCCCGATGGATGAGGAAATCGAACGGCTGGTCGTGCGCGTGCGCGCCGATACCGCCGGGTTCGCGCAGGATGTGGCGACGATGCAGGCGAGCCTCGACGGGCCGTTTGCGGGCGGGATCGACCGGGCGGGGCGGGCGGTCGAGACGACGCTGGCGCGCGCGATCCGCAGCGGCAAGCTGGGGTTCGACGATCTGCGCGATACGGCGCTGAAGGTGCTGGGCGAGATTGCGGCGGCGGCGGTGGTCGGGGCGGTGACGCCGGGGGGCGGTGGCGGGCTGATCGCTTTGCTGGGGCAGTTGATCGGCGGGGCGCCGGGGCGGGCGACCGGCGGTCCGGTCAGTCCACAGCGGCCCTATTGGGTCGGTGAGCGCGGGCCGGAATTGTTCGTGCCGACCAGCAGCGGACAGGTGGTCGCGGCACAGGGCGGCGGTGCGCGCGAGGTGCGGGTGGCGATCACGGTCAACGCCGCCGGCGGCGACGCGCCCCGCGCGCTGCAACAGTCGAGCCGGCAGGTCGCGCGGGCGGTGCGCGCCGCGCTGATGGAGGCGTGAACCATGGGATATTGGCTGGCGGAGCGGCGCACGGTGCAGGAGGCGGGGGTGCTGTCGCGGTTCGACCCTGCCTATTGGACGGTCGATTTTCCGCGTCCGATGATGGCGTCGGTGGTGACGACGGGCGCGGATGCGCTGCGGGTCGACTGCGTCTTTTACCGGCAGGACGATCTGGCGGGGCTGATCTGGGCATCGGAGGATGTCCACGACCACCCGCTGCTGCGCTATGACACGGTGCGCGATTATCGCGATTGTACCTTGCGGTTCCGCTGGCGGTCCGGCGGCATCCGGCCGCTGGATGCGCGGCATGGCCCGGTGCTGACCATCGAGGGGCGCGATGCGGGCGGTGTAGCGCGGGCCTGGTATGTGCGGTTGTGGAATTACGCGACCGGCACGCCCGAGGATGCCGAGGTCGTGATCGACTTTGCGAGCGTCGTCGGCGGGTACAGGCTGCCCGAGGACGGCGTGCCGGTCTGGGCGGGCGATGTCGACCGGATGTTCGTGTCGCTGGTGCCGCCGGACTATGCCGAGGGTGGCGCCTTGCTGGCGGCGCCGGCGGAGGGCTGGGCGGAGATGTCGGCGATCCGGTGCGAGGGGCCGGGATCGGTGCTGGGCGTCGGCGATGTGGTGCTGCCCGAACATGACCTGCGGATCGCGAGCGGCTATGACGACAGCTATCACCTGACGCCCGAACGGCTGCTGCACAATGCGCTGCGGCTGGGGTATCGTGGTGCCCTCGTCCACTATGTGGGCATGAGCCATTATTTCCGGCTCGAACGGTCGGGTGACGGGCTGTTCGTGTCGCTGGCCGGGGGCGTGCTGAATGGGCCGTGCGCCGCGTGGCATCGCGACTTTGCCGAGCGGGCGGGGGCGCTGGGGTTCGATCCGATCTGGTCGCTCAGCTACGAATTGTTCGACGCGCATTGCTGGGGCGACTGGAAACAGCGGGCGAGTGACGGGTCGCCTGCGCTGACCGGATGGGTGCCGCCCTCGACCTTGCTGTCGCCGGCGCATTCGGGCGCGATGGGGTATCTGCAGGCGGTGGCGCGGGCGTTCGTCGGGATCGCGCGGGCGGCGGGCGGGCGCGGGCGGTTCCAGGTCGGCGAGCCATGGTGGTGGGTGACCACCGATCATCGCATCTGCCTGTACGACGATGCCGCGCGGGTCGCGCTGGGCGGTGACGTGCCGGTGATCGACGATGTGCGCGGGCGTTTGAGCGCGGCGCAGCGGGGGTTGCTCGACCGGGCGGGGGCGTTGCTGGCCAGCTCGACGGCGGCCTTGGTCGCGGCGGCGCGGAGCGCGGGGGCGGAGGAGGCGTTGCTGCTCGCCTATCTGCCGACGATCCTGAATGCCGACAGCCCCGAGGTCAGCCGGGCGAACCTGCCGGTCGGCTGGGCAAGGCCGGCGTTCGATGTGTTGCAGCTGGAGGATTATGACTGGGCGGCGACCGGCAATGTCGGGGCGACGGCGCGGGGCGTCGCGGCGGCGGGGGTAAGGCTCGGTTATCCGGCGCACGAACAGCATTATTTCTCGGGCTTCGTGCTGAAGCGCGAGGACCGGGCGCAGTGGCGCTCGATTGCCGAGGCTGCGGAGGTGGCGATGGCGAGGGGCGTGGCGGAGACGTTCGTCTGGGCGCTGCCGCAGGTGCTGCGCGACGGGTTCATCTATTTTCAGGAGGAGGGGGCGATGGAGGCGTTCGATGACGTGCGCTTTCCGCTGGCGCTGGGCGCGGAGGCCGAGGTGATGCCGGAGACGTCGACCGCGATCGCGGTGGCGGCGGGCGGGCACGAGGCGCGCAATGTCGACTGGGCGGAACCGCGCACCCGCTATGATGTCGGACCCGGCGTGCGGTCGCAGGCGGATGTGGCGCTGCTGCTCGATTTCTTTCGCGCCAGGCTGGGGCCGGCGCGGGCGTTCCGGTTGCAGGACCCGTTCGATCATTCGACGGCCGCGGTGCCGGGATTTGGCGATGTGGTGATCGGGATCGGCGATGGCGCGACGACGCGGTTCGCGCTGGTGAAGCGGTACGGGCAGATGGTGCGGCGGATCACCCGGCCGGTGGCGGGCAGCGTGCGGGTCGGCGTGGGCGGGGTCGAGACGCAGGGCTTTTCGGTCGGCGCGGGCGGTGTCGTGCTGCTCGACGTCGCGCCGGGCAAGGGCGTGGCGGTGACGGCGGGGTTCGTGTTCGACGTGCCGGTGCGCTTTGCCGAAGACCGGTTGCAGGTGGCGCGGGCGACCCATGGCGCAGGTGTCGCGGCCAGCGTGCCGCTGATCGAGGTGCGCGAGGCATGAGCGCGGTCACGACGCTGACGCTGTGCTGGCGGATCGAGCGGCGCGACGGGGTGACGTTCGGGCTGACCGCGCATGACCGCGACCTGGTGGTGGACGGGCTGACCTATCGCGCGGCGCCGGGGATGACTCCGTCGGCGATCGTGCGCGACGATACGCTCGACGCGCCGGCGATGAGCGTCGAGGGGGCGCTGAGCCATGCCGCGATCCGGGAAAGCGACCTGCTGGCCGGGCGCTATGACGGGGCGCGGGTGGCGGTGTTCGCGATCGACTGGGAACGGCCGGGGGCGGCGGTGCCGGTCGCGAGCGGCCGGATCGGCGCGGTCGAGGCGGGGCGGGGGAGCTTTGCTGCCGAAGTGCTGGGCGGCGAGGTGCGGCTGGAGGCGCCGGTGGTCGAGGCGACCTCGCCCGGATGCCGCGCGACGCTGGGCGACCGCAGGTGCCGGGTGGCGATGCGCGGGCGGCGGAAGGTCGTGCGGGTCGTCGCGCAGGAGGGCGAGCGGCTGGTGCTGGCGGCGGGGGCGGGGTTTGCGCGCGGGCGGCTGCGGTGGATCGGCGGGGCGAATGGCGGGCTGTCGGCGTTCGTCGTCGCGGCGGATGCGGAGAGCGTGACGCTGGAGGCGGTGCCGGGCTTCGAGGGGACGGGGGCATTCGTCGAGCTGAGCGAGGGGTGCGACGGGACGCTGGCGACCTGTCGCGACCGGTTCGGCAATGTCGCGAATTTTCGGGGCGAGCCGCATCTGCCCGGCATCGACCTGCTGACCCGCTATCCCGGCGCATGAGCGCGGTCGGGCGGGCACGCAGCGTCATCGGGTGTCGGTTCCGCCGGCAGGGGCGGACGCCGGACGACGGATTCGACTGTGTCGGGCTGGTCGGCTGGGCGCACTGCGTCGCGGTGCCGGACGATTGTCCGCCGCGCTGTAGCGATGTGGCGCGGGTGGTGGCCGGGCTGGGGCAGGGGTTCCGGCAGGTCGAGCAGGCGGTGGCGGGCGATGTGCTGCTGATCGAAAGCGGGCCGGGGCAGCTGCATCTGGCGATCGCGAGTGGCGACGGCGTGATCCACGCCGATGCGGTGGCGCGGGCGGTGGTCGAACGGCCGGGGCCGCCGCCGTGGCCGGTCCTGAGCATCTGGCGCAAACGGGAGGACGAACATGGCGACGATGGTGCTGACGACGCTGGGCGGCGCAGTGGCGGGGCCGGTCGGGGCGGCGCTGGGGCGTGTGGCGGGCGGGGCGGTGGACGGCGCGATCTTCGGCGGACAGGCGCGGCAGGGGCCGAGGCTGCGCGAATTGCAGGTGCAGCTGTCGAGCAATGGCGCGCAGATCCCCAAGCTGTTCGGCACGATGCGGGTGGCGGGGACGGTGATCTGGGCGACCGACCTGCGCGAGGCGGCGTCGACCAGCGGCAAGGGCGCGGGGCGGACGATGCAGTTTAGCTATAGCGCTTCGTTCGCGGTCGCGCTGTCGGGGCGGCCGATCCGGGGCATTCGCCGCATCTGGGCCGAGGGGAAGTTGCTGCGCGGGGCGGCAGGCGACTGGAAGACGCGCACCGGCGGCTTTCGCTGGTATCCGGGCGACGAGGCGCAGATGCCCGATCCGCTGATCGCGAGCCGGGTCGGGATCGCCGACGCGCCGGCCTATCGCGGCATCGCCTATGCGGTGTTCGAGGATCTGGCGCTCGCCGATTTCGGCAACCGCATCCCGTCGCTGACCTTCGAGGTGGAGGCGGATGCCGGGCCGGTGGCGGTCGGGACGATCGTCGAGGCGCTGGGCGGGGGCGCGATCCGTGCCGAGGATGCGGGTCCGCTGTTCGCCGGCTATGCGGCCAGTGGCGCGCAGGTGCGTGACGCGATCGAGGCGATCGTCGAGCCGCTGGGCGGGTGGTATGCCGCCGCGGACGACGGCACGGCGCTGCGGATCGGGGCGGGGCCGGCGCGGGCATTGCGCGATGCGCCGCTGCCGACCGATGCGCCGACGTGGCGTCGTCCGCCGATTGCGCCGGCCGATATCGTCATCGCCTATCACGATATCGCACGCGATTATCAGGCGGGGGTGCAGCAGATTTTGCGCCTTGGCGGCACGGCACGGGTGGTCCGGATCGAACTGCCCGCCGCGCTGGATGCGGCGACGGCGGCGCGGATCGCCGGCGATGTGGCGGCGCGGGAGACGGCACTGGGCGATGTCCGGACGGTCGCGCTCGACTGGCGGTCGATCGATGTGGCGCCGGGCGAGCGGGTGACGCTGTCGGACGTACCGGGCCTGTGGCGGGTGCGGCGGACGCGGATCGAGGCGATGCGGATCACGCTGGAACTGGTGCGGATCGCGGGTGCCGGCCATGCCGCGCGGCCGGCGACCGGGGTGCCGCAGCTGGCGGCGGACGTGCCGGCGGGACGGACCGTGATCCGGCTGGTCGAACTGCCCGGCGAAGATGCGGGGGCTGTCCCGGTAGTCCATGCCGTCGCCGCCGGCACAACGGCGGGCTGGCGGCAGGCGATGCTGTCGATCGGCGGCGATGCGACCGGCTGGCGCGAGATCGGCAGTACTGCCGCCGGCGGGGTGATCGGGTCGGTGACGGTGCCACCGGCGGCGGCGACATCGCTGGTCGAGGATCGGGCCTCGGCGATCGAGGTCACGTTGCTGCACGATGCGATGACGCTGGAGAGTATCGATGCGGCGGCGATGGATCGTGGCGGCAATGCCGCGCTGGTCGGTGAGGAGATCGTGCAATTCGGGTCGGCGGTACGGACCGGTCCCTGCCGCTGGCGGCTGTTGCGCCTGTGGCGGGGCGTGCGGGGCACCGCATCGGCGATGGCGACCCATCGCCCGGGCGAAGGCTTCGTGCTGCTCGATCCTGCCACGCTGCGTCCGGTCGATGGCGCGATGACCGGCGTTCCGATCGCAATGATGGCGGCCGGCATTGTGGACGGCGACGTGGCGAACGCGACGATGGTTCCGACCGGGCGATGGCTGGTGCCGCCGGCCCCGGTTCACCTGTCGATCATGGCCAGTCGCGACGGCCCGCTTCTGCGCTGGAGCCGCCGGGCGCGACAGTTCGCCCCGTGGCGCGACGGGGTCGACCAGCCGCTGGTCGAGGAGCGCGAGGCGTATCTGTTGACCGTGACCGATGCCGCCGGAACCGCCCGGTCGATCGAACTGACGGAGACGCAATGGCGTCCGGTCGACATCGTCGGCCGGGTGACGATCGAGCTGCGCCAGATCGGCACGAACGGCCTGTCGCCGCCGGCCACCCTGTCCTATTCCCCGGAGATGTCGCGATGAACGAGCTGACCCATCGTCTTGGCCTGCCGCTGCTTCACGTTGCGCAGGCGCACAAGGAAATGGCGCATAACGAGGCGCTTATGCTGGTCGACCTGCTGTTGCACGGATGCGTCGCCGGGGTGGCGCAGGACGCGCCGCCGGTGGCCGCGGCGCCCGGCCAATGCTGGATCACGGGCGCTGCGCCGAGCGGCGAGTGGGCCGGGCAGGCGGGACGGATCGCCGGCATGACCGAAGGCGGCTGGCGCTTCGTGTCGCCGCGCGAGGGTATGCGATTCTGGTGGACCGGTGGCGAAACGACCGTGGAGTTCCGCGGGGGTGCGTGGCGGCTCGGCGAAGTGTCCGCCCGCCGGATCGTGATCGCCGGAAACCCGGTCGTGGGAGCGCAGCAACCGGCGATCGCGGCCCCGCAGGGCGGTACGGCCCGCGACGAAGAGGCACGGACGGCGGTAACGGCGATCCTGGCGGCGCTGCGTGCGCACGGGCTGATCGCGGGCTGA